CACAAAAGGAAAAATGGGCTCAGCTAAAAAACATTCCTGAGCAAGTGGCAACGGAGCAGCACGGCTTTCTGCCGCTTTTTGTACATATCCCCCGTATACCATATACCGAGGCGGTCTGCGATATTTCTCTTGTATTGTATGCCGCATCTTTTTGTACTCTTCCGCCGTAAAATACTCTTTCTCATTCTCCCATGCAGGGTCGTCCGTGTTGACTGCGTATATTTGTGTCATATCACGTCCTCAACAGGCACAGATGGCCACGCAATTCCACTCCATTCATCCTGATTCACCGTCGCAGGATAATCGCGCAATGCTTGGCGATATTCTTGCCATTTTTGCTTCATCGCTTCGCTCATCACTACATCTGGCATCTGCGTCCAATCGCTCGCAAGCAATAACTCGGTTCTGCGCAATCGCACTAACCGCATCGCTTCTTCCTTGTTATACACCTCTTGTGTTTCATATCCCTCTTCATTCTCAATCCTGTTCCCATAAAAATCCCATACCTCAACCTCAATCGGGTCAATCTTGTACAACTTCTGTGCCTTGTTTGCAAGCGTCATGCTCTTTCCTTTCTCCTCTTTTCATCATTGTATCAAAACTTCGTGGGCATAAGATATATATGTCCAAAAAAGAGAGGCTAACGCTGATGGGGTAATCGCAGGGATTTGGGGGATTTTGGTATTTTTCAGGGGAAATGTACAGTCCTGCGCGCCACGTTTCAAACCTACATTACGCCAAAAGCCAGCGGATAATAATTATGGCATTATGCCAATTTGAAAATAAAAAAATCTCCAAGACGCTCATACATAAGAGTATCTTGGAGATAAACAGGGAGGTACTACAGTTTCTTGATAAAGAGAAGAGGTGATTCATCAGCTTCTCCCAAGGCATTGATTACAATGTTGGATGACGTGGTAGTGACAATTCCAATTTCTACAATATCAGTTTCAAGAAAGTATCTTTGGAATGTGCAGTTCACAAATGTATTAGACGTACTATCATTCACCACTTGTGTTTGCACTCCATTGACATAGAGATAGTATCGTTTAATTTCTGCACTATCAAGCAACAAACTTAAAGTAATAACATACATGCCTTCTTGTGGAATATAAATCTGTGTTGTTGGTGGGGGATACAAGAAGAACGGTGTCTGAATATTGGTATCAAGGTCAGAATTATAGTACACATAATCCCATTTCAATACCAAAATAACGTTTGCAACAAGTGATTGAACAGGGTCGGACGAGTAAGTGACAACGACATAGCTAGGATTATTAATAAATGAAGTAGACTGCCAACGGTTAAGACGTTCAACAGACTTCTGTAAGGCTGCTTGATTGCGAAGAAGTGGCATGTTCATTGTGTGTACGCCTCTGATACTTGCAGTTGTGTTTGAATTTGCTCTGATTTACTCGTGATATTAAATGAGATAGCATTGATACGGGCATCGACCATTGTGCCAAACGCATTCAGTGTCACAAAATCCCCATATCCCCAATCAATACCATACAAGAATCCAGGTGCATCTTGCAGAGTTGCATAGACGGAATAGGTTGGATAGTTAATGGGGTCACGCAAGAACTTGGTGGCTTCTGCTTCTACGGCTGCGGTGGGAGAGGAGAACAATACTTCCCGATACGAGAATGGAGAGTTCACGATACGAGTTTTATCAATCACGGTCTTGGAAGAAATGGATTGCACATTGTTTTCAAATGACTCCCATACTCCAATGACTGCGGTTTTTTCTTCCTGCCAATCTGCGATAAACCGCACATCTTGTAACTGACCCATCGCATCATTGATAATCATTGCTCGCTGACTTCCGTTGACAAAGCGACGGTCAGCACCGCGTTGATTGGCAAAGAGTTGAAATGAATACGAGTTTGTGTCTACGGCGACGGTGTCAAAGAAGACGGGGAACAATGTTTCATTGACTTCTACGGGCGTAACGGTCATACGAGAGAGTTCTTGCAACGCAGTAAGTAAATTGACATAGGCAAATGGCGCACCGTCTTCGTTGTAATGGTTAATCAGATACCCGTAGTTAGCAAGTGGTTGACCCTCAAAGAAGTTTGGCATTTGACGAGTTGAGGCCGCCGTTCCCATGTTATCTCGTACCAGCTGATACATAATTTGCGAAACAGTTATATTGGTAAATGCAGTAAGTGGATTTCCGCCAAGCTGATTGCTGGTAAGACGAGAAGCCAGCAGATAGTTTGTATCGTATGCGGTAATCTTGATAACAAATGAACCTGTCGCTTCACGATACTGCTCAATGGTTCGGATGAACCATACTGTATCCAATAATAAAGTACGTTGGTTTCCAATAGTGCGATAAATAATAAGCATAGCATCCTTACGAAGGATGCCCAATCGAGACATGAAAGACAAAACGGAAAGAGCATTACTTCCTCCACTTAAGCGAATGTAGCACGCACCAATTTCTCCTACGGCGCGAGTAACCGATAACTCTACAAATAAGTTAAAGTCCACGACATTGAACGGGGCAATCAGATTTCCCAAGTTGTCTGCCACATAAATTTCGTATCGAGAATTTGGAAATATCATATGCCCGCCTTTGGTGTTCCAAAGAACATATTGTTTGCATCAAACGACCAGAAGCGCGGAGTGTACGAGATGGAGATAATCACTCCTTCCTCAGCGTGAACACCAATCACATTGAGGCGATAATCGTCAAACGATTGTACTGCCTTTCCTGCGGAATTGTTTGAGCCAAGCAATACCCAGTCAACAAAGTTTGATGACGGATGCAAGAACGACAGCATGTTGCCACGAATGTTTGATGATATTGAACGTTGCCCAGGAATACAGTTAATGACGATGGATTCGTACTCAAGGACTTGCAATCCATTATTAGCAAATCGAATCCGTGCGCCTGTTTCGGTCTGAATCAACTCGTACACCTTGATGGTTGAACCAGATACATTGCGAATGTTTATGACTGGATAGGTCGAGGCGTTCCCTCTGACTCGTAGCGAATAATACTGCGTTGTTCGGACAATTTGTGTTTCGTTGGTAATAATGGCCAAGTTTGCACCATTAATGCCATCCAAGTTATTGGTGTTCGGATTAGAGTAATACTGACGCAAACGCGTGCTTGATGCAATGTTTCTTACTTCGGTGGGAACTTTCGTTGCGCCAATGGTATATGCGGTTTGTGGGAACTGAATATCTGAACTGATAATGCTTTGCAGGTTTCCAGATAATGTCGTACCCTCTACCGATACAATCCCTGGGCTTACCTTTTCTCCATCTAATGTCTCCGTAAACGAGCCACCAATCAATAATCGGTCACTGCTTCCCACATACCCTGTTACAGGATTAATGTCAGTCACATCTCGTGTGACGTATGCGGTGCTGTTAAAACCATTGTTAATATACGACGAGCCAACGATTGGGCTAGCGTATGCATCAAACATGACTCCGTTAGAAATCAATGGCACAAGTCGAGCAACTCTGCCCACGTTGCGAGAAGACGAGTTTGTGGTATCGGTGGCATCCGACCACTTGGTAAACTTCCCACTTGCAATAATCGTGCCATTTTGTGTGGTGGTGACATCAAGCACTTGCCCGTTGTGCGCACCAAACGGTTGCCAGTCGCTGTTTACATATACTTGCTCGCCGTAATCCCACAACACGCTTTCGTCATAGCGATATGCGATGCTGTAAATGTACGATGAGTTGGTGGAACGAAGATTTCTTGGACTGCCATCCCATGCAGTAATTCCAATAACATTGTTGGTAAATACCGAATGAACATACCCATCAACGGACATTCCTGTGGGAGATGTGTCAAAAAACCATATATACGCACCATGTGAAACTTGTTCCGTAAACTTGGTTGGCATGTTAGGAATAAGCGTGGACGGAAACTCTGGCGTGTACGACATGTTCAACGCACTCGCCATATATCCCGTGTTTGATACAATGGCACCACCAAGACCTGGAACGCTTAACATAGAGTAGCCACCAGCATATGATTGTCCTGTGAATGGCCCAAATGCTTGCCCCTCAACAGATACTGTAATTACCAACGTGGTGTCGTCCAAAATATCGGAAATTACGCCAAGACGAATTTGTGCGCCATTGGCTAATATATAAAATTCAGTTCCCACTTCCCATGGATTATTTATTTGCGTACTTGATACCGAGCCTGAGTAGAGTGCGTCATATTCCTGCACAATTGAACGATGCACTACATCATACGGAATTGCACTAAATCGTGTTCCCGTCCCTTTAATGGTTGCAGTAGTATACGTGACATCTCGGTACGACATAGAACGAATAGAACCAACCATTCCACCAACGAATCGACTGTTTGATGACTTGTGATGTACTCGAACTGTTGCACTTGAAACCGCAACACGCGCATTGTCCAACAAGAGGAGTCGTCGATTTTGCCAATCGTAACTGAGTACCTGTCCAACAATGGCGTTTGATGAATTGCGAATAACATCGCCTACTTGTAGTGTGTACTTCAAGGATGCGGAAACAAAACTGTACGCTGCAGGGACAGTGCTTCCTGCGGTATCAAATGGTGCTGAAATATTGTTCCAATTCACAGGAAACATGTTGCTAATACTTTGTGCTGGAGCAGTTAATGCTCCCATATTTCCATAGGGAATGTCATCCACAATTCCCATGTAGTCTGATGGGGTGGTTGCACTATACGGATACACCGCTCTACCAATCGCATCAGTGCTGTTCATTACAAGAACATACGGTGTGAAACTCACAAAGTATATTGTGCCTGTGGCCAATGCTCCCTCAATTAATGTGACCGTTGAACCAGACACACTTGCAACTCTTCCCGTATACGTTGCATTTGCAGAATTTATAGCACGTACATACAACGCTGAACCAACAAGCCATGACGGATTGGCAAATGTAGTAGTAAATGTAGTTTGCCCTACAGTGGTAATACTGCCATATCCATTTGAATCGTAACGTGTTGGGTAGTGCGCAGCAGGCGGATTGGCAGCAGTAGCAAGTGGGGGAGTGGTCATGTATATCACCCACTCATCACTGCCTAATGTTACCGAGTATGGCATGTGCATAAACTGAACACGATATGAGTTTGCTCCCACAGCGTTATTAAGGAAACCCATAAATTGACCGTTTTGACGGAAAAATGCACTTGTTGATGGTCGATATGCACTCGTAAACGCAGAAGTAGGTGCGTACTTTAAAGTAGCCAATGTAGACAGTGGAATGTTTGAACCATCTGTCGTACTTGCACTATATGTGTAATTGCGGTCTTCTGTTGTACTGACAAGTGCATTTGCAACAAGTGTCAGTGTATTGTGATTTGATGCAGACGCACCAACCCCAATAAGATTGCCATTTCCATCTCGCAATGTGCGATTAACCAAACTATATGCGTCTGGTTGACCTGTTACCGTAACCGTTGTACTTCCTGCAACAGAAGTAATCGAGCCTCTGCGACTTGGAGTAAGCGAACGAACTTGATTGTCGTTGGCAATGGTCACAGGCAGTGATGTGGGTGCCCAAAAGAATGTAGAATTACTGACACTTGCAGTTGCATTATCTCGGAAATATCCCACATATGCACTGTCCGCATATTCAACAATGCCAAGCAAATTTCCTGCACCATCAAATACCGCTTTCCCAGGCATATCATTGGCTGCACATCCGTCCACCACACCAACAGGAAACGATAAAGTGAATTGCTTTGACCCTGCGGTTGTAGTAATTGAACCTCTGCGAATAGTTGGGCCTGTTACGCTCGTAAAACCCGAAGGAGAACAAGCTGTAGGCATATTTCCAATCGGAGACAGAAAAGCAGCACGTCCAGTCCAAGAAGTAATTGTTGATTCAAAAACCGCTGTTTGAGTTGCTGGACGAGAAGCAATAATGCCTACAAACGTTGCAGTTGTAAACGTTCCGTTTGGTGTATTTGTAGTAGAATCTGTTGTCCAGCGATAAATTGCACAACCTATACTTTCAGGTGGAATTGTAACAACCGCATTAGTTGATATTAAAACTTGATTTGCCGTCGTTGTATTTACATAGTTAAATCCATATGATGTTGTAGGAGCAGCATTTGTACTTGATTGCATGTAAATAAACGATTCTTCACCAGAGGTAGAATTAAATGCAGTTGAATAAAAAGTTGTTGTGTTTGTGTCATCAGCTGCAACACTTACCACGCCTAAAAACTGACCATTTAGCCGAAACAAAGCCCTTCTTGCAAATGTAGTTGTTAATGTGAACACTGGCGAAGTTACATTCCATGCAAAGTTTACAATTCTGCCAGAACGAGTTCCCGACGTACTTCCTGAAGTTGCAGTAACTGTTGTAAGAGTGCTACATGGCGTGATTGTTGTGTTTGATGCAGTTCCCACTGTTGGATTGTCAGTGTGATGACTTGTATATGCAAATCGAGCAGTCGTAGCACTAATTGAAGACGCAGTAAACAATGTAAGCGACGTAGCACTCGTAGCCGCTTTCACTACACCAACAAACGAATTTTCTAGGTCAATCATTATTGTGGTATATGACAAAACAAATAATGCTCGACCAACCAAAGATTCTGCGGTAATGGCAGATGTAGAAGCAGCGAAAGTAACGGTGGTACTTCCTGCTGTTGCAGTAATGGTTGCATATACCAATGTTGCACTTGTAGCCACATCACAATACGCATATGGTAGTTGCAACCCCTCCGTTGTGTATAACGGTGGCACCACAAGTGTTCCTACCGTGTTGCCGTTGTACCCCATCAATTTTCCATCCGCACGAAAAAATGCTTTACGGGCTATAGGCGAAACTCCCACACTCGTAATTGCAGTAGCGCCTCCCGATATTGCTATTGAATTAGTTTGTGTCACTGAGGTAAGTGAAAACGACATGATGTTCAATGCAGTAGATGCTGTAAATGTTGTCGTGGGAATGTCAATAATTTGATGTTGATTGGGAGAAATTATTGTTGATGATGAAGCCAAAGAAATACTAGAGGTTTGCACGGAATTGGAACTATTTGCCGTTGTTGTAGACACAATGCTCAGTGCGTCAGCAAAATAATTTGCATTGGTCGAACCACGCACAGTTTTGGTGGCTCGCAAAATAGTCGTATATCCAGAGTAAATACCACTTGCCAAAGAACTACCGTCCACGTCAATGTATGGAGCATTGTAATTTGCAGTTTCATAAAATACAGGATAGTACGAAACAGTCACTGAACTTATTGTGATGCCAGATGTTGTGGAGATAATTTTCTGAATTGTTCCGATATACCGAGGTTTCTCGTTGACATCAGACGCATATGCAAGTAACTCATCGCCTACCGCATACGATGCAGGGCTATCAGTATATATGACCAACCGATTAACAATACTCAACGGCGTTCCACGAATATATGCAGTGTTTACGGGGAATGACGGCGAATGATAGTATGTCCCCGTATATGTTGCGGTTGCATTTGCAGAAAATGTCACTTGATTTGTATTAAAACTATTTACATCAACAACACGACCAAGAAATGCTCCCGTATCTGAACGATAGATGTTGCTTCCCACCAACGCACGAGCATTTGGCGAACCTGTAATCGTAGCGTTTATTGATGTAGTTGATGTTGCTATTGTATTTCCCGCTCCAGAGCTGTTGGCGCGATACGAAATACTACTGCTAGTGGTGGCAGTAATTTCTCCAATGTAATCCCACTGTCCAATTTGCGATGGGATAAACGATTCCGCTGCGGGATAACCACTCAAATACGCATACAAGTCATATGCATTTGCTGCAATACCTGTTGGAGCTGGGCATTGATAGTCACTAGTCAGTTGCAAATTTGCGGTGATAATGCCACCTGCCGTACACGGCGGAGCAGGAGTTGCACCTGTTCCTGTGTATACAATTGACGATTCCATACCCGAGTCGTTGATTGCATACGCATTACTTCCTGTGGAAATAGTACTTCGTACGCCAAATTGATACGGATACCATGTCACTCCACTTGCTGTTCCCAATTGAGTGCCACCACTCAAATATATGTCGTCAGAAACAGGATATGTCATGTCCATTGCAGAAGGAGTAATCGTTAAAATAATGTAATTTGTGGGAACAGAAATAGTGGTAATGCTTTTAATAACACCAATAAACGTGTATGTAGAACCAATAAGTCGATAAACACTTCGACCAATATCAGTACTAGACAAATATGTAGAATCATTCGCACTACGAATGCTTGTGTTGTTTTGAAATACCCATGGCAGCTGAGTAGTTACAGTCGGGGTAAAAAAGGATGATGTAAAGTTTGCTGCCCGAATTGGCTCAGTTCGCATCGAATCCCAATTTACCCAAGGAAGCGCATATTCGTCAGCAATTGTAGGTTGCCACCAACCAGCAGTATGCGTAAATGAATATTCGAATACGGGTTTTGCAATTACACCCGTTCCAGCCCATGACAACAGATAATAAGTTACGCCTTGAACGGTTGTTGTGCCACTGACCACGCCAACAAATACAATAGATTCATTGTTGTAGTTAATAAACAGCGCACGATTTGTCGTAAGAGTACTAGATGTTTGAATATATCTTCCAAAAAATGTAAGTGTTCCTGTTACAAGTGATGCTTGAATAAACGGTCGAACAGACCCAAAGGTGTATGACGCATATGCAGTTCGTTCGCCATTTGCACTTGATGGGTCGTAAATAACATCAGACACTGTGCTATCTGCATTAAAGTTTCTTCGCAAAATGTACGAAGTAAGCGTGTTATCAGACAAATTTTGTGCATTAATAATGGCATTTGATGATGAAGTTTCAGTAAACAAGGTTGCAGCGTTTTTACTAAACCCATCAGTTTGTGTCACTGAACTTGTTAATGTTGCAGGGCTGTACAATGTTCCCGTGTTTGAAGTATTACTTGCACTCTGAATATATCCTGCTCGTGCGATATATCCATCTGCTTTGGTGAAAAGTTTTTGTGAACGAACATTGTATGACACATAAAAGGCAGTAGTAGAAATGGCACCTTTTATATTGGAAAACGAAGCGTTTAATTCATTTGTAGATACCGTCACCGAAGTAGTACTTGTATATGCGGAAATTTGTCCTACATAAAAGATTTTTTTGGAATTAGAGTCATACAAGTACAAAAATTTACCAACATCACCTGCAACAAACGATGCAGTAGTAGCAATAATGGTTGTAAGACTTGATGCAGATGCAGACAACAACCCTTTGGTCAGTGCGGGAACAGCAGGAAGAACACCACCAGCATTGGCAAACGCATTTTGTGTCAGCGTCAATGACGTTGTACTTTCAACTGATTTTATTTGACCCAAAAATGTATCATTTACATCGGCCACATACAAATAATTGCCAATCATGTTGGTAGTAAACGCCGTTCCTTGCCCCTTTACAATCGCCGTGCCTGTGTTTGTGTTGATTTTCCCTGCATTTGTAATGCCCAAATCATTGGAAATGCTTCCCACATATCCAAAACTTGTAGACCCTGCAACCGTAGACAACCTTCCTTGAACTGTGGGATTAGGAATATATCCCCACACACTTGTGCGATAATTGCTGTCGTCATTTGATTTAAGAGCAGCAATAATCATTGCATTAGTTGTTCGTTTGTCGGTAGTCATAGACTGAATGGGCAACGACAAAACAAATGCACTGTTTGTTACTTGTGCTTTCGCTGGTTCAGTCAAAACGGCAATAGTGTATGTTGATGCTCTTGGTTGCTTAAGAAATCCAAAGATTTGCCCAATGTAAATTCCATCAATAGTGATGATAGTTTTGCCAATATCTGCAGAAGTAAACGACGTGCCATTGCCGCTCACCAAAAATTGCGAAGTAAAACTTGATGGATATGTAGTAATGGTTCCTTGCGCTTGCCGTCCTAATCGAAATCCAACAAATCCCGCATATGTTTCTGTATCAGTGGTGGAAACATTGAAGTTAATTTGCGGACTCATACCCACAACACCTGATTGATACCGAGCCACTGCATATGCACTTGGACTCCGCATTACAGGATATTCACCGTAGTCCTGTCCACTCACCGAATCATAGCCGTCAACACTATTTTCTGTGTCAGTACCAAGAAACACATATCCTGATTGTGCTTTTGTTACCTTATTGATGGTTCGATTTTCAATGAGGTTGTATACCACCGAATATACAGAATTAAACTGTGCATCTGCGGGATACACAACAATCTTTCCATTGTCATTCATGACAAATCGTGCTACGCGAAAGTACACCGAGTATGGAATGTCATTGGACACCACTCTTGATGACACGCGACCTTCGTTTTTGAACTGCGAAGTGGTATTGAAATTGGTATTTGGTTGTTGCATACCAATTTCGGTTACACGATAAAAATCTCCCACCACCAACAAACTTGTCGGACTTTCTTGATAAATATCATTGACCGACGTAGTTGTTGCAGATGTTCCGCCATCAAGTTGAAACAACTGACGACCATATACCATAAGTGGTGGTGATGCTATTGAAATATCACGAGCATACACAATGTAAAACAAAGTATTGGTGTACGCAGGATGCACATTATTGTCAATGGTAAATGTCAACAACGAGGTATTTACCGATGTGATTTTCCCTACATAAATGCCTTGAGCAGTGTACAAAAACACATCAAGTCCTGGTTGTGTTTGAGCCATACTGTCAAATGTAGCCGAATATGTTCCATTAGTACTGTTTAGTGCAGACGTAAACGTTACAGTTCCAGAACTAATAAACTCAACAGAATCTGCAGCAATAGTAGTGTCAGGTCGAAATCCTGATACGTAGAAAAACGCCAATGAGGGAAATGGATACTGAAAATTACCGCCAACCACTAATGCAGACACATTTCCACTAGGAGATTGCAACCATCCAATCGCTTTTGGAGTTACAGAAAATGTACTTCCGTAACGATTTACTGTTGTAAGTGCGGTAGCTAACGTTTTTACTGAATATACCGAACCTTGAATATCAATTTCATTTACATATGCACTAAGCGGTCGCCATTCTGAATTGTTGCCCAACTTGTAATACACCGAAACTGATGAACTTTCGTCAATTGCAGTTGGACTGATGTCTTGCGATAGTGGAACTTCTGTATAAAAGTACGGGTCAGCACTTAAAAATCTTAATCCCAATGTTTCGGTGAAACTTTGAGATTGCACTCCGCCAAATTCCAAACCTCCAACATATGTAATTTTGGTAACAACGGGAGTGGTTGCACCACGATAGCGCAACATGCGTTCGCCTTGTTGTGCTAGCTGGTCAAACTTCAACAAATTAATAATTGACCGACGATTTGCGTGCAATCCCGTCCACGATTGTGCAGAGATTGTGACCGTAAACTGCATGTTTCGCATGCGAGCAACTTGTCGTTGCACAAAACCACCATCTACAATGCCATATTCAAGGGCTGTAGTAGCGATTTCAGGCATTCCTGTTCCGCTAATGGTCGGTTCAACAACAACGTTAATGTTATCAGTGTCTAACGGTGCCCAAAATCCTGTATCAAACGTTTGTGTTTGCAAAGAACTTTGCGACAGACCTGGGATTGATACACCATATACAGGCTTTCCTTCGTTGCGCCATTGACGTTGTTCACGCATTGCAGGGCCGCCGTATCCGCCTTGTTGTATTCCAGATACTGACGCATTCCACACTTCTTTCATCCATACGCCTGCGTCAGAAAAGTATGGCCATCCAGCAGAGGTTGTTCCGCTTTGCGTAGGCATTGTATCTGACCACAACGCACCTGGAACGTCGCCATCTATGTACGAAAACTCTACATCATCCCAATCCCAATCCGAAAAATGCGGTGGATTATTGTAATTCGCAGGATTGGTGGAATAAAAATCGTATGACCGCCATATCATGCCAACATCAACGAATTGCACTCCGTCAATATACAATTCCGTTTGATTTGCAGGATTGGTACATGCAAAACGAATCATCATGTCCGATGTGTCACCAGATGGACGGTCAATCAAAAACTTTCGACGAAAACGTACTCGATATGCCGCACTATCAGTAACTGTTGCGTCATCAAGCGTTCCTACAAACGTTCCTGATGATGCAGAAACATATTGACCTGTAACACCTGACAATCCAACACGAGCTGGAGCAATTAGCTCAAAATATCCAGAACTTGTATCTGCATATGATACTTCTCCTACAAAATCGTACGTAGAAGTGAACAACAATGCTCCCGCAGCAAATGACGGCGGTGCAGACGACGTTCCCGTGGTTGAACCAACCGCAATAGTAAGAGTTTCGGAAGTTGCAACAGAATCAAGCTTGGTATTGACAAGATAGACACTCCAATCTGCCCCTGTTCCTGAATATGTGGCATTTGGATTCGGATGTTCAGGAGCAATCTGCCAATCAAGATATAAGTGATGACGATACGAATCGGCGGGAAACGAACTATTGGTAATGCCAAAATATGGCACACTACAGTCTTTTCCCATAGATGCAGGCAAATATGTTGTTCCGTTCGTGCTAAATGTGGAAATAGCGCCAAAAGTATTGTTGGGAAACGCTTGTGGGTTTGTTTCATTCACATAGAAAAACGGTTTGCCTACAACAATCTGTGTGGCATCAGCTTGTAATTGAAATTCAGTTTGAGAATCTAATGAGTAATTGTACAGACTGTTGGTAATTGTACTCGGCGCATTACTTTCTAATGTTACCGAGGTACTACTTGCCGCACTTGCTACAATTCCGACAATCGTACTTCCCACATACAATGCTCGACCAACAAGGTCAAATCCACTTGGGTCGCCCGTCAGCGTTACACTTGTTGAACCACTTGTACAAGACAATGTTCCCGATGACGCAGCAATTCCACGACTTTCTGTTCTGCCTAAAAATGCATAGTCAATATACACATCAATCCCACTCGTCAGCCCACCTGTTGCAGTGTTTTGAAACTGTGTTAAAAACGACGTGCCTTGACCGCGTACAATACGAGTTCCGTTTGTTCCCAACGGAAACATATACAACTTTCCTGTTCCAAGTGTTGGAGTAAACGGAAGTGACGTTGCCCCTGTTCCTGCACTTGGAATGTTTCCAATAATTAACTGATACTCGTTTGGTGCAACGTACACACCGCCTACTAATGCCCAATTCTTTCGAGTAGCAGGAATAATCCCAGTCAAATGATATGTTTTTGTAGCTGTTGAGTCTTGCGATACAAAGACCGCCCATCCTCGAATGGTGTTTGTCACTTCTTCATTAAAGTTTGAGATTTGCACTTTAATGGAATACAAGTTAGAACCAGAAGCGGCAAGAGTGGTAAAGAGTGGCTTCATGTGGCCACGCAAAGCATCAATGGTGGGGTATGCTATCAAGTCATTGGCATTACCCACAGAAACTTTGTTATACACTTGACTATCGACCACGCCATTTGCCAATGACAACCCAACATCAGTAAGGCCGACCACTGCAATGTATGTGGTTTTTGATGTCGGAATGTTTCCATTGTCATCGGGATTGTTAAACCACGATGCAGTTACCGTAGTATTAAAGTATGACGGAGCACTTAATCGTGGAGCATAATAAAACGTTCCAAGATAAGCACCAGCAGATGCTTGCAAACTAAATCCGCCACGAGAAGCCCATTCTGACGACCGTTGCAACGTGGTTTGTCTGCTGCCATACCAATAACGAATTCCCGTGTTACTTGGAAGCGTACGAAAACTTTCCAACTCAACGCTGGAAAGCTCTGGAAATCCCAAGACCGTGGTGCTGGTATATGAGTAAGAGATGTCATTGACTTCGTTGTTATCGTACTCAAATGAGGGATTGGCAATCAAATTGTGCAAAACACCTGGTTCAGTTGGTACAAGAATATCCCACAATCCCATAACTATCTCCTACTTGGTAAAAAAAGCGTTTCGTACGTTCAAATATTGCGCCATTGATTGTATATCGCGTGCTGCTTCAGCGGAAGCCGTTACATTGATATACACCGTGTTTGTGTTGTTCACCGAGCCACCACTGCGAGTGTTTGCAACCGCAGTATCCGTTGAAGGGCTTGCAATTGCTCCTGCTACCATTGTACTCGTAGATGCTTGACTGCGAGATGCTATTTGCGACTCAAGTGCATACACACGAGAATTGACATTGTTAATTGCCGATACCGAATCAGAGAGTTGATTCATAATGTCTGGAATACCAATAGACGTTTGTACTTCATTGACAAACTCTGAATATCCCGACTGATACCCTCTACTCATTGATACTGCAATATTTCGCCCAACGTTTTCCCATGATGCACCAACGGCTGCGGAGTTTGCTAGTTCACTTGCAGTCATACTCAACGCAGCTGATGTGTCATCCGTAATTTGTTGAGTGGCTGATTGTCGCGCTTGTAATGCACCTTCAAGAATACGACGATACAACATTTCTCCTGTCATTCGTGCTTCAGGAGCGGTAGATTGTTGTATTGCTTCAAATTGAGAAGTCAACGATGACGTATCGCCTAATCCCTGAAAATAATCGCCAATCGAGGGAAGTTGTTGCATGGTTCGTGCAACATCCATGTTGTTTTGTTGCAAAATCTGATTTCTTTTGGTTGCTTCTGCTTCAAGTCGTGCATTTTCCGAACTCATATAGTCGGAAAACATCTGCGAGCCTGCCAAGTTTGGCATCAACCAATCGGCTAGTCCTTGTTTGGTTGTCTGCCCAAGTCGAGCAAACCAATTTTGAAACGATACTTCGGCGGTATTAAACGCAATTTCAAAGGCACCAGGCAGTCGGTCTTGCATGTATGAACCAATCCCCGACACAATAATGCCAAATTGACCTTGCATCCAACTTCCTAGTGCCTGTAATCGAGGGGACATCTGTGGAAACAGTTGTTCACCTACACTATTCGCAATTGCACCGCCAATTTGACCAATAATTCCAATAGACCTCTGGATTATTTCTGACAATCGAGAAATAAACGGACTCTCATTGAAATCAACCTTAAACAATCGGTCAAGAGATTGAGCAAGGATGTCGAGCGCACGCGCTCCCCATGTATCAAGAAAATTCCACGCAGAAGACAAGCCAGAAGTAAGGCTATTCATCAAATCTTGCGTGTTTCCTGTGTTGACCGCAGTCGAAATACCCTGCCCAAGTTGTTGAAATGCATTAAGTGCCTCGTCAATTCCCCCTCGAATTAAGGGAATCATTTGCTGAATGCCTTGAATTGCAGGCCCAAACACGCTGGACATCTTTTCGGTAACGGTTGCGACATATTGAGAGATTTCACCAAACTGAAATCGAAATGTTCGCCCTTGTTTATCGGTAACCGCAAACAAATCCACCAATGTTTGTGCAACACCCGAAGTCATGCTTGAAAACTGACGCAACGCACTTAATCCTGCACCACCAAGATACTGATTAATAACGTTGTCCATGACTCCACCCAAGTTGTCGAGCAAGTTCATAATGGCAGGACGTGGATTTTGCATATCCAACGTTTGCATAAACTGTCCAACTGCTTGAATTGCAGGCATTACTGCGGTGTCATTGAATCTACGGTATGCTTCGCCAATTCTGCCACCAAGTTCAGTGGCTACTTTCATAAAAACAGGGCTTGCAACAATTTGAGTAAGTTCTTGCAGCCGACGTTTGTTTGTTTCAAAGATACCAGCACCCAATGCCTGTTGTGCTTGGTCTACAAAGTCGCCAAAGTTGCTTGTCATCACCTCAAAACTGTTTGACAATGCTCCTGTTTGTGAGCCGTACAACTCACGAAACTTTCCAAGCAACGCAGTAATGGCTGATTCAACAGGAATCGTTCCTGATTTAATCATGTTGTTCATTTCAGCCGTAGTTACACCAAAAGAATCAGCTAGCATTTTCAGCGCTGGTACGCCTACTTCTGCTAGCTGATTCAATTCTTCGCGTGAAACACGACCTTGTGATTTCATTTGACCAAGCGCACGAATAATGCGCTCCATGCCACCCATGTTTTGTGCGCCAAGAGCATATACCGCAGCACCAATGTCTTTGGTGATTTGCACGACATCCTTTGCATCAAACTGAAATCCTAGCAGATACTTGGATGCGTTGCGAAATTCCTCAAAACTCAACACGGTTGAACGTGCAGCCACTTTCATTTCGTCTAGCAACTTAGTTGCTTGTTCTTGAGAGCCAATCAAAATGGTAAATGCCATTCTTGTGCCCTCAAGGCTCTGATTCATCTGCTCAGATTGCTGCATAAACGAGCGAATACCCGCAGTTGCGTTGCCAATAGCAGATATTGTGCCTTGAAAAATGCCAATAATCGCTTGCGCTTTAACGACGCTTGAAGTAAGAACACTGCCAAGTCCGCCCCATGCACCACCAAGTGATGAAACTTCTTGTGCAGTAGAGCGAGAAGATTCAGCAACAGCCCGTAATGCCGCACTCGCTTGGTCTTCACCGACAATTCTTACTCCAATTTCAGCCATTTAGTCGCTCCTGACGTTGATTCTTGATGGAACGCCACAGTAATGCGCGTTGCGCCCATATCAATACATGCCCATTTTCGTCGGCTCGTTCAATTTCCCATGGAGGAATGTGCCACATCTCTGCCAACTCGCAAATGGTAACCCACGCAGGCAACGGAACCGAATCATGATTAATGAAAAGGGTCAACTGCCTGCGTTCGCTTTTTTTACGATGTTATTCATTGCCTCGTCAAGTTTTCGGGCTAGCATGGAGAAATCTTCCAAATTCAAGTCCCATATAGTATCTTGTGATTCTCCTGTCGCACGCGCCAAAATACGAATCTGAAAATCAAGTGGAATTTTCTGCCCTTGATATTGCTCAAATTCAGCGTAATCACGCATCCGCAATCGAGTCAGGTCAATCACTATGTCCTTTTTGGATTCCATGCTATTTCCTTTCATTATCCTGCGACTGGCAACGTGGGAATCTGGTTTACAATGCGAACATCGCCTGCACTTCCCGCAGTTGTATTATACACTTGTTGCCATCCGACTGTCACAATGTCATTTCCCTCTTGGTCGCTGATAGGCGACACTGAAGTGATGAGTACGGGCATACGGAATGACACGCCTGTGTATGTTTTGGTTGGGCCATACCCTGCAACAGGGAAGTACGGCTGGGTTACCGTAGCAAAATACCCCTTATCGGTCGCAGAAGTAATGGTTGTGCCTGCATACGCACTTGTAAGCGTGGCTGATGTGCTTCCTGACACGCTAGCAATTCTTCCTACCCAAATCCAAGTGCCAGAATTATCAATGAACACATCTTTGCCGACATCGCCAGCAAGCCAAATATACGTGCCTGAAGTGATGGTGGTGCTTCCTGTGGTGGCAGTAACCGTATCAGCAGAGCCAATCACCGTCGTATTTGATGCACTTGGGGTAAACCAATTCAAGATAGTTGACCCTGGGCAATCAATCTGAATGATTTTGGGAACACGATTACGCCAAGCATATTTCAACGACTCAACAGATGAGGCAGAGTACTTGCCTGACGCAATTACATCATGCTCAATGGTAAAGTCGCCACCTACACCGTACCCCGTCAACAAAGCAAACGACCATGTGGGATTGATACCCTGCTGACCTTCGCCTGTGAACTTGGGTGTCCATTGACACTGCAACCCGTAGCTAAACGCCAAGAATTGATACACCACAGGAGTAGGATTGGCAATCGGAAATGCAGCCACGTCGTTAATGAACAAGCGACTTCTCGCAAAAATCAAGTCTTCAATGGGCGTGGGAATATCAGTGGTGCTGAATCCGCCAATCAAAAACTCAAACGCACCAGGTGATGTCCATGCCGCATCTAGTACCACCGATACTGATGTTGCACTTGACCACGCACTAATCGTGCCTACCAACACTAATGAATTGATGCTGGTACCATTTCCCTTGGTATAGATTTTGCGACCAACATCGCGTGCCACAAAGTTTGTGCCTACGCCTGTTGCTGTTACGGTTTGCCCCGCACTGCCCGTAGGAACAGTCAGGAATGTCGCAGTGGTTGGATACGGCTGTACACCAAGTTGCACGGCTTGTGCCATGTACGAGGTGTTCATATCAATTGCACCGCCAGAGCCACCGCTCACGGAAAATCCCTGACATTTCCCGTAACACATGGTTTCTTGCTCAAAATCATCACCCGCTTGGAACGTGTACGACACATTCTTGTTGGTCAATACAGTGGTGGGCAACGTGACATCGTACGTATATGCACCAAGTTGTTGATTTGCGGCAAGAAGGGTGTAGTAACTTGTTCCCGTACCCGTAGTCGTAACGGTGTTGGTTGCGCCATTGATAAGTGTTGCGGTAGTACTTGAGGTTGTGGCAGATGCAACCGTACCGATATAGGTGTAGGTGCTGTCATAAATGGCAGTCAACGCAGCAAGTGATGTTGCAGTGCCTACGGTAATCGTGGTGCTTCCTGCGGTAGCAGCCAAGGTAGCGGCCACAGGAGTCATCAACGATTTAACGGCAGCACTTGGCACTCCATACGTTTCGCCCGTCAACGAATTGGCGGTGTGAATGGGCAACTGTTGTGGCGAAAGAGGCGTGCCACCAAGTGAGATTGAGCCAGTGGCAGCACTGACATACGAACGTTCTTGCGAGGGAATAATCCCTAGCATTTCCTGTACCATGTTGATGGAACGGTCATCACTCAACATACCACCTGCCACGCGAGCGCGTGTGAAGTAGACTGCTGGTGTACCGTTGACCATCTCTTTACCCATCTGAATTTTCTGTAGTACTCTTCGTCCAGGTGCCATTTATTTCCTCCTCATACACAGGATAATATAATCCTGTATTACGGACAGTGTCCTCTGAAATGTTATGTTGTTGCAACCATTCAAGAGAAAGATTGGTTGCGGGCAGGAAATCAACCGCTCCACGACCAGCCCAATGCCATGCAACAACTAGTTTGTGGTCATCACCACCTTCTCCGTCACGAGAATGTTTCCGACGAGCCCCCATAATCTCCCCTCTCCCCATCCTATCTCTCCATATCGGTACGAAAACACTCCACCACCACCATCACCAATGAATGTGACATTCCCGCCAAGGGTCATGTCTGCAAACAACATGGTAGCGATGGCTTGTGGGTATACAAGTACGCGATTATGAAGTTCGGTAATTCCTGTATTGCGAAATCCCGCAAAAATATAAAACGTGATGTAGTACGTATGCCGCACATACCCACTTGCTTCTTGTCGCCAAGAGTTCATAATTTGCGGAGCAAGCATGAGCATTGCCATTGGAAATTCTGCATCACTGACCGATTCCGTTGGTGCTTTTTTCACCACGTTCAAGGCTGGAGAAAGCGTTTGAAATCGACCTTGTAAATAGGTAAGTGTTGTTTCAATGCTCATGCGTAGTACCACGTATAACGATTCAGTACGTCTTTGATGTACGGTTGAATAGATGCTGGTAGTGTAATAATTCCTAATTCGGGAACAGCAGTGGCATTCATCGGCGCAGCACGTTGCTGGTAGGTATACCAAGCCAACTGCGTGACTGCCAGATGAAAGTCTTCTGGAATACTTGCTAAAGAAGCCCATCCTGCGGTGTATGAAACATACGCTCGCAAAATGGACACCTCGCGAATTCCACTGTAATCTAGCCCGTAAAATTGGATTTTGCTACCGTAGTCGTTTGCTTCCAATACCGCGTTGCTCACATTCAATGGCAAAAGTGATGGAACATTTCCAACGCGAATGGTTGCACTTGTACATGCAGTCAGGTTTGGCGAGTTGATGTACAACGATACCAAACCATCAACACTAATGCGAATAGGAACTCTTTGATTGGTATACGTTGCCTGCCCAAATTGCATAACGCACATTTTGTCTACTCTGCGAGAAACGGCGGTCACGATAGCATTCATGACCGCCGTCTGGTTCGCAGTGGGAGCAAGCACTTCACCTTGTGCAAACACGTCTGCACTTGTGGTGTAGTCCATGCTTTTTCCTAGCTAGCCATTTGCAATGTTGTTAATAACTCCGATGGCAAACGGTGCATAACAGACAAGCACTTCTTCACAGTACACACCCACCGCCTGTTGACGGCTGGTGACGGGCCAGTCAATCTGGTAGTAATCCTGACGAGCGCGAATTTCGGCAACGTTCGGGACTTCTGATGACTGGTACTGCGCAGGAAGGTCGTCAGCCCACGCCAAGATGGTGCCAGGAGGCACGTTCGGGTGAACCTCAATACGCAACGGCTGCTTGGTGATGGGGTTGAAGTAGGTATCAACGAACGGTGATGCGGCAAGTTGCATTGAGCTAGCGTTCTCACCCACGTTGTAACGAACCATCGGAGCACCTGAAGCACCTGTCAACACCTTGTTCGAGATGTTGCGGACTTCTTGAGCGTTACAGTAAATCACTGTCGGGCTCAATTGGTTGTTGTTCCACATGGTGACCAACATGTCGTCGATTTCCTCAACTGACCCACGACCCGATGATGTCAACGGAGTGCCTGTGCCAGCAGTGCCCGTGGGAAGGGTCTTGATGTACCCACCACCAGCATTTGAAGTCGTCGGAGGAGTGTAGGTCGGAGCGTTCGGGTTAAACGCCTGATACAACAAGCCATCAAAGGCCAAGTTGTTCATTGAATTGTCGGTTGACAACCCAGTGGCTGAAGCCAACTGACGGCTGGTGGTGACAATCGGAGCAGTAATTTCCACTGAATTGATGGTGGTAATCGCCTGCAAGTAGAGTGAACCGTAGGCATTGGTTGTACCAACGTACCACGCGTAGGCAATCGCACCGTTGGTCGGGCTTGCATATGCACGCAAGGTCTGACCCAAGGTTACCGCCTGACCAGCACTGATAGCACTGATGGCACTACCACCACCGCTCAAGGTGTAGGTGCTGCCGTCTGCGCCAGTGATGGTGGCAGTGGTCGGAACACCTGTTGAGCTAACACTTGAGTTGCGATAGCCCTCGTAGGTAAGAGCCACAACGGCGACGTAGTATGTCGCTGCCGCAACTGTACCACCCGAAGCACCAACTGAAGTGACAGGAGTGTTTGCAGTACCCAACGGAACTGAGTTGTTACCGCCGATAATGGCTGACTCTTCCTTCAACATCAACTTCTGCAACAAGCGCATGGTCATACGGGCGCGAATGTCTTCGAACCCACGACCAGCGTTGATTGATTCGTATGATGCCTGGTCTTCCTCACCGAGGGTCTTAAATGACGCACTCAATGTTTGAGTCTGGTAGCTCATACGCCCTGAACGCTGACCTTCAGGCACCCAACCCATACCATCCAAGCCTGAGCCCAAGATGTTACGAATCACACGCCAGTTCGTGGCAGTACCAATACCCGTGGTACGTGGCAATGTGTTGCGGATGGGAGTCTGTACGGGGTACAGGTTCTTTGCAGGTGCCTGCAAGTCGTACGCAGCCAAGTTATTGGCAGTGGTAATTGACTTCTGAATTTGGTCGTTGCCACGCAACTGTGCTTGCTTAATCAAGTCAAGCGTCTGGTTTGTCAAGTCTGACATAAGTGTCTAACCTCCTATTTGAATATTTTCTTGGCTTCCAAATGTGCTGCTTGTTCACGAAGCTTGGTACGTACAAACGGATTGTCTGTTTCATCAATCATTTTGTACAGCGTCGTCAATTCATCAGCAGGAGTTGGTTGAGAATCAGCGGCAGCAGACCCACCCAACGCCTTGTTGACCGCTGTGCCACGCAATACGGGTGAATTCCCGACGGGCGTGTTCTCAAGGGCTTCAATGCGTTGTGATAGTTGGTCAACTTTGTCTACGAGTGGTTCAAGTTGTGATACTTTCTCCACAAGTGGTTCGACAGCGGCCTTCGTGTTGTTAATAGCTTCCGCAAGTGGGTTGACGGTTTCAAACAATGAGGCATGTTGCTCTTTTGCAGTAACTTCCATGCGCTCAATTTGCTTGTTAATGCCTTCCAACTGCGAAGCAATCATACCTGTCAACGACTTCGTAATTGCGTCAACATCAAACCCAGCGACTTCCACCTTGGTGGTTTCTGACTTGGCGATTGCATCTGAGCCAGTGGCTGATGCTGCCTTATCAACAACCTCTTCGGTTTCGGCTGTGGGTTCGGTTGATTCCGTTGCAGGTGTACCCTCCATAGCTTCCGCTGGAGGAGCACTATTTTCCGTCAATTGCTCCATTTGCTCCACTTCTTTCTCAATACTAGCCACGTCTATTTCCTTACGGAGATTTCCTGTTTGCTGGCTAGCCGCAAGTACAGGATTTCCTATCCCTCTCAACATCGCCATTGTTTCAGGGCTAGGAGCCATAGACGTTGGCGGTTGTTGCGGTTGAATATTCGGTTGTACCTGTGGCATTGGAGATTCCAAAGGAGCAGGTACTTCCGAAGCGGGAACAGCTTGCATGTCCATCGGAGGCATCCCTGGTGCCATGCCTTGTAATGCCATTTCTGGTGGCATTCCTTGCGGTGGCATCCCTGGAGGCATCCCCATATCAGGAGCAGGTGCTGGCTGACCCTGTGATTTTAGCTGTTGAACTTGTTGAACAATAAAGTTGACGGCTTGCATGATTTGGTCGAGCTGTGCAGCCGTTGCAGCACTAATCGTGCGACCAGCCTTTTGCAAATCGTCAGGCATTTGCGAGTAGGCGACATTTGAGGTCTGCTGGAATGACGGATTATACGCATACACGTCGTCCATATTCATCATTCCACCCATGCCACTCATATCGTCTGGCATTTGCCCGAAAGGTGACGGAGCGCCAACGGACTGACGATTATCAGCACCCATAGCACCGCCGTTATTGCCCATAGGATTCTGGTTGGGGATTTCACCTGATTCAACCTCTTCTGTTGCGCGCATTGTGCCTTGTGGCAGGATACCCATGGCTTCAAGCATGAGCGAGATAACTTCATTATACCGCTCTGCTTGCTCAAGGTCGCCGTCCATTTCCGCTTGATTGCGCAACTGCTGAATTTGCGGAAGAATCTTTGTCGGGTCAGTCTGTGCAGCCTTTTGCAACACGGTTTCTGGCTCAACAGGAACTGCATCGTCGCGCTTCAACAGAACAATGCGAGCATCTGGATTCGCAGGACGGTCAACCAAACTGATTTCATGCAGTTGCAAGCCCGTAATTCTCCGAATTTCCTTGCCATTCATTTTCTCTGTCAACGCCTGAAGCACTTTTCCACCGATAGAAAATCCCTTGAGTACGCCCGTTTTTACCTTTTCCCATGTTTCATTATCAATGATTTGGGCGGTAATACGAAGCGGGTTGGTCAAGCGACTGCCATCTTTGAGTTGAATCGTGCCACGCACAGGAGTTGCCTGCAATACTTTGCCGACCGCCTTGGGCTGATGCATCTCTCGAAGATTCGCCCACTGCATGTAATCGCTCAAGGCTTGATTCAACGCCTCTGAGTCAACGATGTCATTCTGACCGTCTACGCGTTCGCTTGAAGCGTAGCCAACCACAATGCGTTGTTCAGGGTCGCCCTTGAGGAATGTTGCAAACTTAAAAAACGATGATGGTGTTGATGAGGTACTCATGCTTTTTGCGATAACCGCCCCCTCCTTCCAAGATTCTGGGAGTGCATTATAAAAATCCTTTCCTTTTGATGTCACAAGGTCAGTCAATCGTTCTTTGAATTCATTGAACGACTTCTTCCCTTTATATCTTCCCCATGACGAAATTGCATCCATGACATCACGCGTGGTGACGATGGGGAACTTTCGTTCGTCAGAGAACACAAAATCAGTGTTTGTCAATTTTTCTCTTGGGATACCACCAAAAGTTTTTTGCGATTTCTGCACTTTCTCCGTATCTGAAGAATACTTGACCGCATCGTATACGGCACTGATGTCGTCAGAGGCAGAAGTAACTTTAGATTGCTGCCACGCTTCGAGCCCGACACCATCTTCCATCATTTGAGCAAGTTGAGATGCTTTATCACTAATGGCTTTGAGCTGGCTCATCGCCATTCCATTTCCTTGTGCATCTTCTTGAAAGTTATCTGATTTTTGTATATCCATAGCCATTCCTTTGCGTACTCGCTGTAAATATGAGGGAACATATTGTTTTGAACGTCGTGCAGGAGTGGACGCAACAGGAGAAGACTGTTTGATTCGCTCGTTTTTTCGATACAATTCTGCGTTGTAAAGTGTTTCCTTGATGAGCATTTCTTTTTTGGCAACGTCTTGATTTGCATTGATAATGGACAAGAATCGTTTTCCAAAATTGCTAATCTGTAATCCTGCGGGAGTAAGATTGGCCAATCCCGATGAAAAAAGTCGATTGCGTACATCAGGGGTAATTCCCTCTGTTGCACCAATCGACAGTTGTTCAAGCATAGAGCGAGCGGCTTTCAACCCACTTGCTTCCAAATATTTTTCCGTATCTTGCGCATTGTTTGCACGTTGCTCATCTTTTGGAACTTTAGGACTAATAGTAAACTCTTGTCCCGTACGACGGTCAATAAATTTACCATTCCCAAGATTCTCTAACAGATTATCGCCATATTGTGCATACAAGTCCGCAAGTGGAGGTTGCGCACCTTGAGGGGCTTGCTGTGGATTTTGCGGAGATGGCGTAGCACCTCCTTGTTGCACATTTTGTGCATTTGCAAAACGTCCACTTTGGTCACGACCAAGTGCCCCAGTGATAACCTGACCGCCCTCTGCACCGTAATTTGCAGGAACGTTCGGGGCTTCTTTCTGGATAGATGTACCAGACTTTGTGGATGAAGGACGATTTTGTTTATCGTACGTTGCCAAAATACGTCGCACCCACCGTCTACCTGCATCACCGCCCCATCCCATCCACGCTTGCCAACCTTTTCCGTACGTACTCCACGTACTTCCTTGTTTGTCCACTTCGTGACGGGCAAAAAAAGAAGACATTCGACGAATGGTGTCTAATGAAAGCGCTCGACCATTTGCCAAATCTCTTGCGCGTGCAAGACCTTCTTCCACCATCCCTCTTTCGGATGGTGGTTTCTCGGCTCGCACTTCAAGTGCTCTTCTGGCATTTGCTTGTACTTCAATCGGAGGTACGAACGATTTCAAATAATGCACCAATAATCAAATGTCTATTGATAATAGATATACCACATTTGGTTTTAATTTACAACATTTCACACGGTATACGCCAAAAGTGCGGTAAGCTTCCAGTCCAACTTTTGGTGATACGACAGTCGGTCTTGCAAGAAATTTGAGATAGCTGGCTCATCACCTTCGTCTGCAACCGTAATGGCTTTGCGAAGTTGCGCAATCATTGTGGTGTTCAGTTCTTTCAGGTTGGCCAACTGCTCCGTTGCGTCAGACGCATCTGTGTCATCCACTTGCACGTACTGCAACAATGTGGGCAAGTTTGGCGTAGGAAATGCACCCAACTTGCGAGCATTTTCCGCAATATCGTCAATGCTCCCAAACACACCCTCGTACACTTCCCCAAAGAAATCGTGATACTGCTGGAAGTTACTTCCCATCACGTTCCAGTGAAATGCGTGTGCCCGATAATACAGGTGGTACGACAACCCCATCAGTTGCAACAAGGCATTCATGATTGACTCTTTCACAAGAAACCCTTTCTGTGGTATCAAAACGGTAATCCATTATCAGTACTTGGCGGAATCAACGAAGTAAAAAGGCGAATGTACTTTGCATTTCCACCGTAGAGTATGTAATTGTGATAGTACACATCGCATTGAAACTGCTGGCTTATCTCTCGAATCTTTCGCACCGCAACTTGTACATGCTCACGCAAGTCTTCGATTGACGTATTGTCGTTGAGCGCAATTCGGTCTACGGGTTCAAGAAAACGATTCATGCGCGTTATCGCCAAAAACAATGAACGATATTCACTTCCATCAATTGATGTGTGTGATACTCGCACAATGCGTTCTGAC